TTTAATAATAAAGAAAATACGAGACTCATTTCTGAATCCCGTATTCTACATTTACACAAAATTATGTATAGTGCCTCATTTATGGCAATACGGCACTCCTCTAGTAATTATTGTCCAATCTTACAAGGAACAAACGTCCCACGTTTCAACATCTTCAAAAACGCTTATCTAGCTGATAGACTCACCGAAAACTTCTGTCATCGGCTGAAAGTCCGGTTCGTCTGCCAACAGTCGCAAATGGTGCAGCGTGCCGAACTCGTCCGTCTTGCGTCCCCATGCCCAATCTTCCGTGTACAAATCATCGCCCCACTGCTGTGGCTTATCGAAATGCACTTTCACGTTTACAGAATACTTGTTTTCCTCGATGTCCTCAATAACGCCCGTTACTATCATGCCCGTAAAAATACACTCGCAACGTCTGCCGATTAGGTTCTTGTTTACTTCTGTCGTTTTCATACCCTTAAAATTATCTGTTATTACTCTGTTCTTTCTTCTCTATCCATTTATCCCGCCTGTGGCGGCACTCTGCCAGCGTTTTAGTCACTATGGAAAAAGTTCCCCGTCCGTGTGGCGGTAGTCGTACTGGTAAAATATCCGTCCCTTGAATGCGACCGGATGGTATTTTACAAACTTTTCCTCTCCCGGTGCTTGGGTGATGCTCACCCCGTTTCTGTTCAATGATTGCATGATATTCTGTTTTTTATTCATCATATACTCAATAGGGAAAGCAACAGCAGGAAAAGCAGAGCCACGCACAACGCATAAAACGCCGACAGGCAGACCCGGAGCAGGAAACAGGCGGCACGAAATACAAGATATGCCGTTACCGCCGTGATTGCTCCGGCTGTGCAGGCAAGCCGCCACACAAGGCAGAACAATAACACCCGCAGGATGATTTTATAAATGTTTTTCCGTTTCATCGTTTCTCTGTTTATTCGGGTAGGGCTTTTAACCCCGCCCAAATGGTCGTTTAAGCCGCCCGGAATACAAACCCTCCATCAAACCAGTAGTAGCACATGAACAAATCACGGGCAAACTGTTTGTAGTCGAAATAGGTTTTTGCGAACTCCGGCAGGTCGTAACATTCTTCCACGATTTGGTAGGCGAAATCTTCTTCATCGTCATATTGTCCCTGATATTCGTCCTGAAAGTCCCGTACAAGGTCGTCCGCATCTTCCTCGCTCAAATCATGGCTTTTGTAGTTGCACCACACGAAAAAGGCTTCCTGTTCGGTGTTGCCCAACTTTTCCACCGCATCCCGCAAGGTGAAGAAGTTCTCGGAAATACAGCTTTCGCCGATTAGGTTTTCCGGTACGTTCTCCCAGTCCTGAAACATATACTCCGCATCTTCCTCGTCCTTGTGAAGCTCCCGGCAGGCTTCGTAAAAATCTTCCTTGTCCGAATAGTCCGACAGGTCAAGCCATGCCCCGAACAATGAACCATTGTTGTATTTGCCATAAGTGCCTACATAAACTCTTGCTTCCGATAATGTTGCCGCTTCCATATCTTGTAATTTTTAAGTTTTTAATTTTATGCGGATTTGAGAGGTGAGGGAGTTGAAGTTTCACTGAACTTTTTTCCTGTTTCCCGTAAATCCGACTTTTTTTTATGCGTCTTCCGGTCGGGTCGGTCGTTTTCGTTTCACATAGGCTTAAAAGGGCAGTGTTTAGAGTTTGCAGGGTTTTGTGGAAAAAATACCTCGCAACGAATGTCGCAGGGAAGATTTTTTCGCCAAACCTGAAAAGGCTTGACCTTGCAAACCCGTGAAGAACACGTAACCACCTTTGCCTATTGAAATGATAAAAACGACCTCCCGGCTGGAGAACTGCTTAATGAGGAAGATTTACAGGTTGGGAAACAGGGGAAAAGTTCTTGTTCCCCATTCAGTCCATTAGGGAATTGCCTATGCGGGCGGGAAAAACAAGTGTGTCGGGAGTTCATCTTCCGATACTCTTGTGCGGGTTTCCAAAGGCTCTTTTCACGAAAAACAGTCTGCGATGCCATGCACCGCTGGCGTTTCGGGAAATGTGCCTTTGGAAAAGGATATAAAAATACGGGTAGTCTTTAGACTACCCGTAAGATGAAAAAAAATATATTATTGGAATATAAATAGTTATAGCACTCCTTTTTTTTAAATCGTTACCTATTTGTTTCCTGAACGATCATAGGTAGCAAAACCAATCGGACGGCGTTCTCTCTGCTGTTGGGACTGGCTCAGAAGTTGTGTAAGGGCTTGATACAATTCGTTGAACTGGGCATCGGTACTTACTTCCAGTTCCTCTATGCGTTTTAGCAGTTCTTCATAACCAATTACCATCTGGCGCATAAGGACGAAAGCCCGCATAATGGAAATGTTTACCTCTATGGCTACCTTGGAACGGAGAACCGAAGAAAGCATGGCTACGCCCTGTTCGGTGAAAGCCATTGGCGGAGTAGGCGTATGACGAATGTTGTCGGGGAACTTATCACAATTTGTGATAAGTCCCGACCACTCGTCTTTGCTCAACTCAAACATGAAATCACTGGGAAAGCGGTCTATGTTACGTTTGACCGCCTGTTTCAAAGCTCGTGTTTCAACTTGGTAGAGTTCCGCTAAATGCAAGTCAAGCATCACACGACAGCCTCTAACTTCAAAAATTTTGTTTTGGATAATCTGCAAGTCCATAATTGTATGTTTTCGGGATTAAGTAATTTAGAATAATGCAGCAAAGACAGGTCGCAATTTACGACCTATTCCCTATAATCAAAATCACATGGCTACTTCCTTATAAATCTTTTCGATACCGACAAATTTCTTGTCAAGTCCCTGCATATCGCTGCTAATCTTGCTGTTAGTGATGCGGGCGTAAATTTGTGTTGTTTTAATGTTAGTGTGTCCCAGCATCTTGCTGACGGTTTCAATGGGAACACCCTTTGCCAGCGTGGTGGTCGTGGCGAACGTGTGCCGGGCGGTATGGAAAACAATTAGCTGAGCAAACGATTACAGAATTGAAGATGCCGAACGTAAATGGTTGAGAAACAGCCAAAAGCGATTTTGTTGCACAGTATGTATAACGCAAGAAATCACGGATTGCGACAGGTGTTCAGTTACCAAATCGTTAGCAAGGCAGTTACCTAATGATGATGTGATAACGAAATAATTTGGAACAGCATCACATTGCACTGATTGTCATCATTTTGCATAGTTAAGAACGCTTATATACAGGCTAACTTTGCCACTAAAAATATAAGCGTATGAAAGTAGAAAAATTCAAGGTGTTGCTCTACCTCAAAAAGAGCGGATTGGACAAGTCGGGTAAGGCTCCCATCATGGGACGCATTACTGTAAACCGAACTATCTCGCAGTTCAGTTGTAAGTTGTCGTGTACTCCCCATTTGTGGAATCCTCGTGAAAGCCGACTCAACGGCAAGAGCAAGGAGGCTGTTGAAATCAATGCCAAGATTGACAAGCTGCTGCTTGACATCAATTCCGCATTTGACTCCCAGATGGAACGCAAAGTGGATTTTGATGCGACCTCTGTCAAGGATGCCTTTCAAGGCAGCATGAACACTCAAATGACATTCATGAAGATGATGGACGCTCTTCGTGATGAGATTAAGAGCCGTATCGGTATAGACAGAGCCAAAGGAACATACCCGGCATACGACCATACTTGCCGTACCTTACGGGAGTTCATCGAAAAGAAGTTCAAGACAAAGGATTTGGCTTTCGGACAGCTTACCGAACAGTTCATCCACGATTATGAGAATTTCATTCTTGATGAAAAGGGATATGCCGTAGATACCGCACGCCACTACCTTGCCATCATCAAGAAGGTATGCAGAAAAGCCTACAAGGAAGGACATTCCGAAAGATTCTTCTTCCAACATTATGTACTCCCGAAACAGACCGTCAAGACTCCCCGAGCATTGAGCCGTGAAAGTTTCGAGAAAATCCGTGATGTGGAGATAGCACCACATCGAACCACCCATCGCCTTGCAAGGGATCTGTTTCTTTTCGCCTGCTATACGGGTGTTGCATACATTGATGCTGTAACCGTCACCAAAGAGAACCTATATACCGATGAGGAGGGTAAGTTGTGGTTGAAGTATCGCCGAAAGAAGAATGAACTTCGTGCAGCCGTGAAACTTCTGCCCGAAGCCCTTGCACTGATAGAGAAATACCACGATGATGAACGTGATACGCTGTTCCCCATGATTCACTATCCGAACCTGAGAGGCCACATGAAGGCATTGGCAGTATTGGCAGGTGTCAAGGAGGATGTCAGCTACCATGTCGGACGTCACTCGTTCGCTTCGCTCATTACCCTCGAAGCAGGTGTTCCGATAGAGACCATTTCCAAGATGTTGGGACATAGCAACATACAGACAACACAGGTATATGCCCGTGTAACACCGAAAAAGCTGTTTGAGGATATGGACAAACTCATAGAGGCTACCCAAGATTTCAAACTCGTATTATAACCATTAAAACAAAAATTATGAGAAGTACATTTTCAGTATTATTCTATATCAACCGCAGCAGAATCAAGGCTGACGGTACAACCGCCATCATGTGCCGTATCACCATTGACGGGAAGAATACGGTCATAACCACAGGCATCTATTGCAAGCCTGAAGACTGGAACACCAAGAGCGGAACGGTACGCACCGTAAGGGAAAAACTCAGATTGCAGGAGTACCGCAAATATATCGAACAGATTTATGAGGAGATTCTACGGACACAGGGCGTTGTAAGTGCGGAGATTATCAAGAACCGTGTAACGAAGCAGTTCGTTGTTCCTACCCACCTGCTTCAGATGGGAGAAATCGAGCGTGAGCGTTTGAGAATACGCAGTAAGGAAATCAATTCAATATCCACTTATAGGCATTCCAAATATTTTCAGAAATATTTGGCGGACTATCTTACCTCTATGGGCAAAGAAGATATTGCCCTTGATGAAGTGTCGGAAGATTTCGGCAAGGGCTATAAGGCGTTCTTGATGAAGAACAAGAATTTCAGTTCCACACAGACCAACCGTTGCTTGTGTTGGCTGAACAGGCTCCTTTATCTTGCCGTAGATAATGAGATGCTCAGAAGCAACCCTTGCGAGGAGGTGGAATATGAGAAGAAGCCCTCTCCCAAACACAAATATGTAACCCGTGAGGAGATGAAAAGAATCATGGAAATACCATTGGGTGACGGACGGGCAGAGTTGGGAAGACGGGCATTTATCTTCTCATGCCTGACAGGGCTTGCCTATGCGGACATCAAGCAGCTTCATCCCCGCCATATTGAAACGACAGCGGAAGGCAGACGCTTTATCCGTATCAACCGTAAGAAAACGGGAGTGGAAGCGGTCATACCGCTGCATCCGATAGCAGAGCAGATTATGGGCTTGTACAACACAACCGATATGCACAATCCTGTATTTCCATTGCCAAACAGGGATTCCATTTGGCATGAGATAAAAGAGATCGGAGTAATCTTGGGCAGAACCGATGATTTATCCTACCATCAAGCCCGACATGGGTTCGGAGTCCTCCTTATCTCCGAAAGTATTGCAATCGAGAGCATTGCAAAAATGATGGGGCACTCCAACATCACCACTACCCAAGGATATGCCAAGATTACGGAGGACAAAATTTCAAAGGAAATGGATAAGTTGATAGAAAAAAGAAGTAAAACCAATAATAATGTAACCGTATGAAACGAGGAATCATAACAATCAATAACGGTGTGGTGGGTATTCCCACTGCACCCGTTTGGATGATGCAGGAAGAGATAGCTGATATGTT